ATCCCAGAATATAACCATCTCAGCTAAGTTACCATTGCGTTCTACAACCTCAGACTTAGCAATGTTCTCAGTGATATGCGGAACAATGTGTTCCGGTACAGTAATCTTTAGTGCAGTGTTTTGTATGATTTCCATTCTAGTATCTTACCACGCTCTAGAATGATGTCAAGTATTAATTTACTATTTCTTAATAACTTTTTTACGTTCTCTTTTACTTGCTTCGGATACTAAGTTGTGCTTGGAATCTCTTTTGAATGAACGGTTCTTTTTTGCATCTTGAATAAAATAGCCATCCTTATTTGAACCGCCCTTGTCAAGAGCTTTTTTGTGGGATACATCTTTACCTTCTCTAATATCTGCTTCACCATTACCATTCTTATCTGGGAATTTCTTATCGATTGCACGACGTGCACGTTGACGCTCCATCCGTTTCTTATGTTCTAACGGGGAGTCTTTATAGATAGGTCTTGGTTTATTAACGAAAGGCATAGCGTTATTATATCATCCTTGGTTAAAGTCACAAGTCTTGACTGGGCAATATCTACATAAGGGCGTATAGTTAGGAGGCCAACTATTTGATTCATAAGAATTATTTAGTCTTTCCAATGGGCCCTTAAATTTATCCCATGATTTATCTATATCTTTTCTATCATACTCTTCTGTAATAAATGAGTTGTGCATCACAAACAAAAGACCTGCTTTAATCTTATTAACTTGAGGGAAGTGGGCAAACGTCATTAAAGACATTAAGCGAAGTTGTTTAGGATCAGGGTACTTATTACTTCCGGTTTTATAGTCAACAATGAAAGCATAGTCATTATCAACAATAAGCAAGTCAACAATGCCACGTACCCAACGATTAGGATCAGCAAACGCACAGGGCGACTTGTCTTTACCCAAAGCCATCTCATACTCCGCATACTTCTCACCAGGAATGGCAATAAGCTCATCGACTGCTCCTTTAAATCTTAAATAGTTTAATGCTAATTCTTTACCGTCTTTAACATAGTCTTCTAAAGCTTTGTGAACCTCAGTACCATAAATCATTTTCTCTGAAGGAATGACTTCAAAGTTTTGTGCTACTTTAATTTCATAATATTGTTTAGGGCAATTTTGATATTGCTTGAGGGATGAGTACGACCATGTAAAGTCCGCCATTATTCGGCCTTCTTAATAACTTCGCCGGTTGACTTATCGAGCTCATACTCTGCAAGTTTAGGTTCTTCTTTTTTCTTTCTAAAGATTAAATCAAAGTTCTTTTCAAACTGTTCTGAATTTGGTTTGGACTGCATCCAATCACCAGTCACATCATTTCTTGAAGTATTTTTACTCATAGTTACTCCTTATATCTTTTAATAAATCGTCAAAACTTAATTCATCTTTATCTTTAGCAAATTCTATACTCATAAGATAACGCGTTGTTTCAAAATTATACACGGTATGTGGTATCTGCGTATTAAATAAATAATACGTTGCCGGTTTATATTGTAACTCTTCTATTTTAAATACTGCATCTTCTTTGTTATGGGTAAACGCACAAACACTTCGTGCGCTTGGAGTCAATAACATATTAATGCCTACACCTCGTCTTGTGTCTGTATGCCAGTCATAACATACATAAGGATCTAACTTAAGAACGCCGGCTACAAAACTATAGCGGTGTGATAACCAAATAAAGAAGTCGTCTTGAAATATAATCTCAGGTGGAATGCGTTTAGCGTCAAAATTATAATGCTCTACCCATTCAGATGGACTAAAGGCAAAGTCTTGTAAGTCCTTGAATATAGTAGACTTCTTACCTATTTCATAATAAGGTTTCATTTTAAATCTCGTATTTATTATTTTTTAGATAATTTAATTTGGCGGGGATTACTTGTAAATTATATATAGTATGCAATCCTGAAGCTTTATCAGCCAATAATGGGATAATATGGTCTACATGCCATTCAATATTAGTCATTTTAGCTCTTAGTTTTGCTAGACTATATGCTTCATTAATTAAAAATCTTTCCTCTTTATCAACCCATTTTGGTACTCTATGTTTAGCTCTACGTTTTGCTAAATATGCAGTGCGTTTTTCTGGGTTAGCTGCCCACCATTTTTTATTTTTTTCTTTCCATTTTTCTTTATTCTCAGCTCGATATTTTTTACCTCGCTCTTTCATTTTGGGTATTATGCTTTCTTTATTTGCATAATAGTACGCATTAGCTCTAGCTCTTATTTTTTCTTTATTTGATGCATATGTTTTTTTATATCTAGCTTTTATTTTATCTATATTTGCCTGGTAATAAACCTTTTTTAACTCTTTAAGTTTTTCTTTGTTTTTCTCTGCCCATGCTTTTTTATACGCTTTTATCTTTTCAGAATTATTTACTGCCCATAATTTTTTTAACTCTGTTTTTTTATCAACAGTCGCCATAACTTGCACCATAGTTAGCTTCGCATGCTACTGGTAATCCTGTCGCCCAACTTGGTGGTGTTGACATAGTATTTGTTATAAACTTAACGGCTTCTTCTATTTTTACTGTTGGGACAACATTAACTACTGCATCATGAACAGTTAAAGCAGGTCTATATTTCTTATTAATTTCTAACATCTGTTCGCCTACAATAATACGGGCTAATGCTTGTACCACATTCTCGACTACAGATCCACCCCAAATTGATATCATGCCACGTCTTGACTTATACATAAATTTAGACTTAGCTTCTGATGTATCCCATGTAAGACCGGAATAGTAAATATATAATCCATTAGGTAGTTGTATACCTTTTGGTGTTACAAGTAATGCATTACGAACGTCTAAATAATAAGGTTTCTTATTGGGAGGCCAAGCTGACATTGTTTGCAATGCTTCATCACATGCTTTCCATAAGTCCATAACTTTGTTATTAACTTCACGATATACTTTAACAAGACGTTGGCATTCTTGATCGTCCATCGTTACACCGGCTGATATCTTTAATGTCTGTTGTAGTTTAGTCCATCCAGTACCATAGCCTAGGCCTAGAATACAAGTCTTACCTACAGCACGTTCGGTTTTATCGTTCTTTGTAATTTGTTTGTTATAAACTTTGGATGCAAACTCTGAGTATACATCTCGACCTTCTTCATACCATTTAACTATATCGTTCTGTCCTGCTAACCAAACTAATACACGCGCTTCAATTTGGGAAGAGTCACAGTTAATAACTTGGTGTCCTTCAGGGGCTATGATTGCATTCTTTAATGCTTTCTTTTTCTTGTCTCGTGCCGGTAAGTTTTGGAAGTTAACTTTATCTGAACCTGCCCATCGACCTGTGTGTGCGCCATAGTATTTAAGTGGGATAGGTAGTTTGCCTTTGTTACGTGCACCAATACCTAGGAATCTTTCAATGCGTGACTCTTCTATAGTTGATTTAGTACCCAAGCGAACGCGGCAAAGTTCTTGAATATATAAATCCTCGTGTTCACATAAGTCTAGAAAACCTTGATCGCCCTTAGCTAAAGCATATGTATCCTTACCTGTCGCTGGACTTACTTTGAGTGGCACGGTGATGCCTAGTTCTTGAAGGATCTCAGCAAACTGTTTATTAGAGGCCAACTTACCTCGAACACATTCTTCTGTATCACATTCTAATCTTGTCATGAGGCCTTTTAATAACTCTGACTTTTCTGTTTGTACTTCTTCTAACCTAGCTTGTAATAAGGCATCGTCGACTTCTAAGACTGGCTCGGTGTACATGCGTAGTGTTAAATCAATTAACTTAATTTCGTTCTCTGGAAACTCAGGGGCGAGGACTTGAAATAGTTTATACGTAAGTTCTACATCGTTCTTACAATACTCACCATATTGACGTAAATCTACTTGGTTAAAGTTTTCTAGTCTTTTACCTTTTGCCTCAATAACTTCGGTGCCTTTAACGCCAAGATTGTATCGCTCAACCAAGAAAGCCAAGCTTCCACCCACTTCAACGCCGTTGATAGCACGAGCCATACACAAAGTGTCAAGGTATAAACTAGGAATAATCCCATACCTAAAAGACAAAATGCCACCGTCGAACTGAGCGTTGTGGCACAATAAAGCGGACTCATTCCAATTAATTTTATTGAGCGCTTCGCTGACTTGATCGCCTGTGAACCATTCAGTCTTGCCCTCATCAATTTTAATACCCACGCCAATGACTTGAAATCTTTCATTTTTAATATACTCCTCTGTGGTTAAACCGGAAAGAGAAAAACCTACATCGTAGTAGGTTTCGAAATCTAGTGTGACTAGTTGCATAGTTTAAAGTATTGATAGTCCTATTAATATAAGTGTCACGACCACTACCATAATTCTTTCGTTGCGTTTCTCATGTTTATCTGTAAGGTCTGGTTTGTATTCTCCGCCCCATGCTTCACGTGCTGAACGTGGTGTAGGCGTACCTACTGTATCGGGTCTAAAAAAGTGATATCCTTTTCTTGCATTCTTACGGAAGATTTTAAATTGTTCTTTGTCAAATGAATCATAGTCTGTTGACACCATAACTTTTCTCCTATTTTGTTTAATTTTACTTCTTATGTCTTTGGTATTCATCTCTACACTCTATTGAGCACCAACGCTTTTCGTCTTTAACTTTATCACCACACCATATACATTGTCCAGTACTATTTACAATCTTATGGGCTTCGTGTGACGCATTGTGGATTGCCACGTCTGTTATGTATTGCGTATAATCATTAGCGCGGTCTATGTCATCGTCCATCTAAGTACTCTTTATTTCTCATGTTATGCGGGGTTGGGGCTGGTAGTGCTATTAACCCTTGTTGTTCTAAGTACTTTAATCTATGCCAGGTAGTGATGCAATCTTTTATGATAAGTTTTCTTATTGCATTCGGATTCGCTTTAATGTATGCGTTTATTTTGCGAGCGTGTTTTGCATCGTCTAACTTGGTATACATTAAAATAAACATTCCCCGACAAGTGCCATCAAGTCTTCCTTGACTTCAATTGGTTTATCTAGTTTGACTACGTTCTTGCCTTGATCTTTGTGCCACTTGGCTTCACGGGCAGACCATCGGTATTGGCGTATAACTTCGCCATCACTATCTATTACTGCGTAACTAAAAGGAATCATGCGTCCCACCTTGTTCTATAATGCCACCATTTTTTGCGTAGCTTTTCTATTTCTTCATGCACTCTTTTATTCTTATCAGAGCTTCTTATTTTAAACCACCGTCTTAATAATAACTAACCGCCTACTCGTTTAGCACCATAAACAATCACTTAATTTCTCGTCTCGCAATTTCTTTAGCAATCTTGGCACGCTTCTTTCCCGGCTCTGTTACCTTGTCAAGCATTTCATATAATACTTTTAGTGCTAATGCTTTTAATCTATCTTTACCCGTTCTTGTTTTAAGAGGGTTTGCATGTCGTTTACTTTTGTGTACTTGTTGTGTCGCCATTTACTTTCTCCATTTGTTCTACTTTTGGTTTATCTAATCCTAAATCTCTTTTAATGTCGTCTTTATATACGCCTGCCCATAGTGCTATATATAGTGCGGTTATCCATGCGATTGCATCCATTATAATCTTTCTATTTATTTAAAAAATATTTACTAAATACACACTTAGATTCACTTTTTTTAGATATAAACTTTCTTGCTATTTCTAGTTCAGTAAGTCTATTAGCTTTTAATTGCTCGGGAGTAGCTTCCATTATAACTAATTTAGGTTGGTCTATAGGTACCAATACATAATGCGCTATAGGCGTACCTGCTTTAATAAGAGTTTTACCATTCATAACATGCCATAACAATTGTACATTTAATTGAGCTACGCCATATTCTCTATTAAAGTATCCTTTAACTACTGTAAATCTTTTCTCATCCGTATAGGGCAGTGGCCCTTCTTGTAAATAATATCCTTTAGGCACAATACATCTCCAAGGGGTATTAATTTTTACAATTGTTTTTAGTGTATTTGGATCATCTTCTACAAAGTCTGCATATTGTTCAGGCGTATGATATGCCACAGCCTCTTTAGCAATACCGCCATCAATATTTTTTTGATTTGCCGCGCTCTCCCATTTAAATGACACCCCATCTCCATTTGTTTCAATAGTAATATCCGTCCATGCAGTCATTACCCAACCATGTTTAACTAAGTTATATAGACCAGGACACTTAGCTGTTGAATTGTAACTACTATACCCATATTCAGAATCTTTTTTAGCTTGTGATAACGCTTTAGATGCATTAACAATTAAATTAGGCCTAAAATTATTGGCGGGTTGTATTGGTGCTAAATGTGCGACTTCAGGAATAATTGAAAAAAATTCAATTGTTGATTCTTTCTTAAAAAAATTCATTATTTTTCCTTATTTAAATGGTTTACCGGTAATCCAACCCACTAATGAATAGCGTTTACCTTTTGTTACAGGAGTAACTTCATGTAATACATATGACGGAAAGCATATAAGTGTGCCTTGTTTTTTGGTCATGGATTCAGGTTGGCTTCCTACATGGATTAATAATTCTCCACCTTCATAATTTTTAGGATCTGATAATTGTATAGTCATCGATAACTTTCTAACTGGGCCATCAAATATATTATCTATGTGTGTTCCATAATGCCCTGTTGGAGCTTGATATTCTGTAAATTGAAATCCTTCCATGAATCCAAATAAATCAAACTTAAAATAATTTTCATTAAGGCTCATAATTAAATTTGTAAGTCTTTTATACATCCAACTTGTCTCATCCTGAGGTAATATCCATACAATTTTACTATCCCGAATTTTATGATTTGGTGTATTTATGTTTGATATCCCGCCTTCGTGTTTTTTGTATTGATTGGCAAAATTAATAATTAATTGACATTCCTCGGGAGTAAATGCCTCGTCCCAATATGCCCAATTATTTATTTTATCTACTTCAAAACTCCAACTTGCGCTACTTTTTTGGGTTTGTTCGGCGTCTCCCATTATAATCCTCCATATGCTTCTATCATTTTAGCGGTGGATTCTTTGTAGCTTTTAATGCCTGTAATTGTTTCTATCTTTGATTCATCTTTAAATAACGGTGTGATTGTTATGTGGTGTTTTTTGGTGGGTAAGTCTCTTATCCACGATAATTCTTTAGGGCGAAATTGAGTTATTGATGACCATACAAGTTCACCATGTATATTAAACTCTTCTATTGACCATGCGTATGGTTGTTTAAGGATTTCTTGCATATTTACCTTGTCCCTGTTTATAAAATATTAAGTGTGACCACTTAACAACTGGTTTTAAATTGTACCACGATTTTGGTTTCGTGATAGTGGTGTCATGAAAATGTGTTGCCCCATAACTATAATCTACTTCTAATCTATTTAATACTCTGTATGCTATGTTTTTATATTCGTCTCGGATCACCGAAGGCGGTTTAATAAATCCATACCAACTAAATTGATAAGGTCTTTTCATTTCATAACACACATTCTTGTGTTCAAACTCGGCTCTTCGCATAAGGACGTATCCCACGGCAATTTGAGCTTCTCTTGGTTCATGCGCCGACTCCATGTAAATGGTTGTGGCGAGGCATAACAATGCTTGATCTAGCATATGTACTCCTTCTTAGGAACAGGTATCAGTTCTTAGTTTGGTCTTCGTGGTCGATTAATTTATCTAGATACCAACGGGCTTTCTTTAAGTCCTCAGTACCATTCTTGAATTTGTATCTCCAAATATACTTAATGATGTTGGCTACGCAAACCGCGGCGATCCCTAACAATCCTTTAGTAGACTCTTCAATAGCGTCGATGCACTCTATCTTGCCTTGAGTGTAATGTGATGGGTGGTTAA